GGGAGAAATTCCTCAAGGCCATCCAAGAGAATGATGCTGATGCGGTCGTCAATGCGATGTCCGACTTAGCAACAATGATGGATTAATTGAGTGGGGGCCGTGTGCCCCCACTTTTCCTTTAGGGGATAGGTATGCCGAAGAACTTAACAACGCTTCAAAACCTTGTTGATCGTGTACGGCAACGAGCTGATATGACTGGCTCGGCCTTTGTTTCTGATGCTGAAGTGATTAGCTATATTAATGTAGCAATGGCCGAGATTCACGATGTTCTCGTAACCAAGTTTGAAGACTATTATATTAGCTCGCAAGAATACGTTTTACCTGGGGCCAACGGCTCTGATTTGCCTGATACATTCTACAAGGCTCTCGGTGTTGACCTTGACGTTGGTGGGATTACCTACCGGCTAAGGCCCTACTCGTTCCAGGAGCGGGCAGTGTACAACTCGCCTGGGATGGTCGCCTCAATGATAACAAACACGCTTTATCATATTCAGGGCGATGTTATTAAATTTATCCCAAGCCCAACCGTGTCAGGGACAGCAACTCTTCACTATGTTCCCGAAGCCTTGCAGTTCTCTACAAGTGAGTCCGGGTATATGGATAAGACAGTCCACGACAAAGCCCCTGCCGTGGCTTACGGGTACGAAGAGTATGTTGTTATAGATGCGGCCATTAAATGCCTTCAGAAGGAAGAATCAGACGTTCAGGTGCTACTTGTGCAGAAACAGCAGCAGCTTCAGCGAATCGAACAAGCAGCAGGCAAGCGTGACGCTGGTGAGTCTTACTCTATTAGCGATGTAACGGCTGGAACCTCGTCTTATTTAGACGATGCTCTTAATCTGGTTTAGCTATGATTGAGTACGAGCGGCACAAGACAGACGACCCTGAGCTGACAATGGTGCAGGACAAGGTTGAAATTTTTGCTGATGGGCTTCAGTCCCAAGGCTTGCTTTCTGGTCGATTAATTAAAGATATTGAGTTTCCCGCAGGAACTACAGTTCGAGTTTATCATAACTTAGAACGAGGCTATAGTGGTTATATAGTCGTTTCCGTAAACGCTAAGGCAATTATTGAAGTGGTTGATAACGATAATACATCGCCAGCCAAGTACCTAGCCCTTCAAAGCTATGGAACGCCTTGCACAGCTTCATTGTGGGTATTTTAATGGCTCTACAGAAAAAAACATTGTCGTTTGCTTTGACCGCTGGGGTAGATCAAAAATCATCGAACGTTACTCGGTCACCTGACGGGTTAACGGCAGCTGACAACGTTGTTTTTGACAAAAAAGGCCGAGCAAAAAAACGTGGAGCTTTTATCTCTACCAACAGCAAACAAGGCGTTATCGGTGGGACCACTGTTGCAACAGGCAAGGCGATAAGCAAGTTTCAGGACGAAACGTTAATCCTCGACGGCGAGAATCTTTACAGTAAAGTCACGGGGACATCCCTGCTGAACAAAGGCACTTATGTGCCCTGCACTGTCGAAAACAAAATTGTCAGGAAACAACTCGACCGCAGGCAAAGCAACGCTCAAGTAACAGAGAAAAATGGGATTCGGGTATACGTTTGGGAAGAGTATGAGTTTATTGATGGCGACACCAGCGATCAAGAATATAAAATGTATGCCGATGTGATTCATGTTGAGACAGGAGCTACGTTAATTAGCCGCGAGCTGCTTGGCTCCAATGATATCGGAATAGACACCAACTCTACCTCGAACGCTGTTTGCATGTATCAGTTTGGTCAGCCCCAATGTTTTTTTATTGGGAATTACATTTTCATTGTCTACAAAGAATTTACAAGCTCTGAGCACAGATTAAAATACAGGGCCTTAAACTGCACAAGCGCTACTCACGCTATTGCCAACGGAATAGGCAACGAATCCAACCTAAACGACTCAAGCGGAAACGTCTTTAGGCTGGCAACAAATCACCCCGTTTTTGAAATTGACCAATGTGCAGGGAGCACCCATAGCGAGGCCGCTGTATGTATTTACAACAGGCACGTTTCAACGGCTGGTCTTAATGTTGTTTATTTTATTGCCAGCGGCGCAACCTTGTCAGGCTCTAGTCAGTCTATATCAATAAACACGGGGGCGAGTTTTGCGGGGTATAACGCACGGTCTAGTATAACAAAATTTACACCTTCCGGTTTAATGATTAAATCCTTGAACGATGCTTCAAGCGGTGCAACTTATTCAATTGTTATTGGCTACACTGACGCCGACGTGAGCAGCTCAGTCGAGGGTATCCAGCTCGCCGTTGTCAAGGATGACCTATCAGCACAAAACGCCTACACACTAGATACGGGGCCGTACCCAGATCTTCAGGCCGGAAACCTGTGGCTTTTAAACGGAACAGCGGGTTGCCTTACAAGTGGGTCCAACACTGTAACGGTTTTTTGCACAGTTTGGGCAGAAGACGCAGTAGATAACCCGGTGCTGGGAACCCTGACGGGAGCCCTCGATGAGTCTTTAGGGCACGGCGTAGCACAGTCTGAGTTTAACTCTACCGCTGTAAGGCCCGGACTGGTCCCGCTTCATTACGTTAAGAAATACACACTAAGCAGAGACCCCTCAGCGTTTTCTATTACAGAAAACGGGCATATAGGGTTTAACGCCTCTGTGACTTCCGATTTTTTTCGACACAACAGTAAGCTTTATTGTGTTGTTTCTCAAGTTAACGACAACGCCCTTTATCCTGAATTTACAGAAACCAAAAGAATTGACCGAGGGCTAAGCAATAACTCTCTTCTCATTAATTCATCTGGCGAGCTTATAGGTGCCTTGGAAACAGGGCAGTGCGCAAGTTGCTTAAGTACAGAATGGACAACCATAGCCCCACCCAATGGAGACGACGATTCGACTACTGCCGGGGGTGCAATTGGCCGAGAAACGCGCAGACTGTGGCATGGGACTCAGCGAGTTTTATCTCAAAACAGTGACACGTTATTTTTGTTTGGCGCTTCTCGCTTTCATGGATACGTTAGTTATGGCGCAGGGACATACGCAACATCTGACTACCCAGATAACATCTTTGGCATATCTGAAATGCGCGTGGATTTTGACCCTGATCGCGTTTTGGCTGCTGCTGACATAGAAAACGCATGGGTTGGTACTGGCGGTTTTCTGTATGGTTATGACGGAAATCAGTTGTATGAGCAGGGCTTCGCAACTTACCCGTCTATACGCCGATTAATGCAGTACCCTCTTGGAACTTCAGGATACACCGCAGGGGGGTCAACTCCGGGCTACCCTAACGGTAAAACAATTAAATACATAGCGGTTTACACTTGGTCCGACGACAAGGGTAACCTAATTGAATCACGTCCTTCTGACATCAGTGAGGTTACAACTGTTTCGGGATTGGCCTATTCTACTTCTGTAAATACTGCGGGGGCCGGTCACGTTGTTGATGAGGTTTATTTAACATCGGGCGGAAGCGGTACGGGGGCTACGGTCCGAGTTCGTTCAGTAGATGGGTCTGGGGGAGTAACAAACGCCGCCATTGTAGAACCAGGTTCTGGCTATGCAGCCGCCGATGTTCTTACTTTTTCAGGGGGAACGTCCTCGTCTGCTGCCAAAGTAAACGTTTCCGCAATTGCACTTATGTCCTATGTTAGGATTCAAGTTTACGTACCCAGCTTTTCCCGTAAAGAGGGCATTTCTATCGAGCTATATAGAAACGACGGGGAAGGCGGAAGCGTTTGGTATCATGCAGGTACGAAAGTTTTAGACAACCCTCTTTCCATGTATGTTACCTTTAAAGATAGGCCAACAGACTACGCTAAGATTTCAGAGAGCGGTCTGGTCATATACACCCAAGGCGGTGCTCCCGCGAATGGCTTTATTGGATCGTGTACTGATTTGATACGACATCAAAACAAACTGTTTGCTGCTGGCATTGATGACAAAGTGTTTTTATCCCTACCTATCAGGGAAGGGTCTACGCCGTACTTTCCTGCAACTGGACCGTTTATTGTTGGTCTTTCTGGTGAGCCTAGCCGTGTTACTGCGATAGAGTCAAACCTTGACCACCTTTTAATATTTACAAATGACAACGGATACTACACCACGGGCTCAGGCCCTAACGCTGTTGGAGAAGGTGCTTTTAGGCCCCCTCGTCTTTTTGCTAATGACCAAGGGGCTAAGGCTGGAGCCAGTCACACCGACTCACCTCTGGGAGTTTTTTATCAAGCTGACCGTGGGATATACCTTGTAGGTCGCGATATGTCTGTGGCCTATATTGGAGCAGGCGTTGAAGACACGGTTGGATCCAAGTTAGCTGTTCGCATGTTGCGAAATGACGATGATAATAGTATTCGCATAATGCTACAGTCGTCTTCTCCCTCTGCTTCAGGCACAGATGTCTACTGCGTGTTTAATTATTATTTTAAGCAATGGCACACTTTTGGTATTTCTTACACTGACAGCAAGCATCAAGTTGACGAAGTTTTTGACGGAACAAGCTTTCAACGGCTTACGGCTGACGGAAAACAGTTTGAGCAAGACAATTCTGTTTTTCAAGACCACTCAAGCTCGGGAAGCAACCAAGATTATGAGGTAAGAATCCAGACCGGTTTTATTTCCCCCACAGGGATAATGAAGAAGGACCGAATTTACCGCGTCATGCTTTTAGGTGAGTACGTAGGTGCCCATGGGTTAACTCTTCAGGTAAAAAATAACTATGCTACTGAATCGTTTTCAAAAACAATTTCAAGCGCTCCAACGCCTCCTTACGTTTATCGTGCGCACTTGGGCAATCAAAAATCACGATCGATTCAGCTAAATCTTACTATCTCTGGCTCGACTGCGGGTGTGGAAATTGACGGATTTGCATTTGAGGTTGGCATACGACCAGACGCAACAACGTTTAAAACGATAGCAGACAGGACACTATAATGGCATCAGCATTCTTATCTCAAGCATTACGAGAACAGGCAGCTCAGGAAGCTCGCGGCCAAATGATGAAAGACGCGATTGCTCGGCGAGTATCTAGTCAGATTATGGGCCAGATTGCACAAAAAGAAGTAAACTCTGATTTGCGCCGAGAAATTGGCAAGGGCAGATCTTTGGAGCAGGCGGCGGGACAAGAGATGCGTCGAGACATAGGGAAGACTCAACTTGAAATGCAGAAAGAGCAGGCTGCAAACGCTAAAAGAATGGCTATAGTCGGGGCTGCCGCTGATTCGATTGGCGCTTTAATTAGCACGTTGGCCGAAGACGATGAAGAAGAGTTCAAGCTTGAGTCTCCGGATACGACACTAAAGGCCAGCGTGCCCAAAAACCCAGAAGCGTATGATTTAGACCCTAACTACAATCCATCAACATCGGAAATTATGGGCCTAGACGTATCGAAGCAACTTGACGCTTCCGTTCCGCAGCTCCCTGAAGAGTACGGGCAGTTTGTGTCACCAAATACTCAGCTAGGTTTACCCGGAAGCCCTGAAGAGGAGCTTGCTAAGCTGATCGAGGAGCGCGACAAAGATAAGCGGTGGATGGCTGATTTGCCGCCGATGCCTAATCAAGCAGGGGGTATGTAATGGCTGATGATGACAAGTATGAAGGCTATGAGGGGCAGGGGCGAGAGTACACTTCTTCAATTTTTAATGAAGGCAACATTGGCGACCCCTCAGACTTTGACGAACCTACGACAGGTAGAAAGTTTGCAGACACTGAAGACGAACCGTATTTTTCTGACATGGATGAATACTTTGAGTCTCAAGGGACCGAGGATTACAAAAACAAGGTTTTTTCTTCTGAGTATGACGCGGCACAAAACTACGCTAGGGAAATGGGGGCTCGCAGAGAGTACGGCTTAGAAGGTGACAAGATGTTTGATTACGCTAGTCGCCTAGCGGATACGGCAG